TATGTCCAAGCTGAACACAAACCTCTTTCTTTAAACTCACACCAATCACAAGGTTTACCTTTGTTGGTAGGAAATTCTGTTTGTATTATCTCACCATTCTCACCGAATACCGAATCAACAAATCCCATAAAGTTTTTCCAAGCCATGTTCATTGAAGGTTTACCATTTGCTGGAACGAATTTAGATATTCTTGGTATAGGGAAATCTGCTCCTTCCCATAACTTTCTTTTGAGTATTTGATATTCTACTTTTATTTTATCCAAAGGTATATCATACTTTTCAGAATAGAATTTTTTGTATAATAACATCTGAGAGGTTTTTACTTTATCATTCTTTTGGTATTTGTTCCAACCTCTTGTTGAAGTTTTTAAGTCAATGATAATATAATCTTGTGTAGTTTTATCTTTTAGAAGTACATCAATAAAACCAATGAAATGAACACCAGGTTTAATCTCAGCATTCAATCTTTGTTCTATTGCTACAAGTTCAAATCCACTCTTAGTGTATAACTTATCTAATTTACTTGTAAAGTACTTAAGTATTTTCTTTCCATCATCAAAGAATTCTACTAATTCTTCTTGGGTACATGGGTCATCTTCACCCATCTTATCTTTGTACTTCATGAAATGTTCTACAAGTTTAGAATGTAACATCTCTTCTAGGTTTAGTTGTAATGCCTGTTTTTTAGTTACATTATACATCACATCTAAGAAATGTTGAATCACTTCGTGCATAGCAGAACCAAAGATAAGATGAATATTAGCGTTACTAATACCTAACTTATCAATGTAATTTAATTTGTATTGTTGTTGGCATGAACTATACATACCATACTGAGAATAACTTACTCTTGCCATACTTTTTATTTATGTGATTCAGTTGATACTCCATACTTCACTATATTGAAGTCTTCTAAACTTAGAGATTCCCACCAATCTAGTGATACCTCTTCATCATCTATGGATATAGAGAATTCTTTATCATAACCACCATCTTCTGTTTGAGGGTAAATTATTCCTTCTTTTGTGTCAAATACACTTCCTACTGATTCTAATACTATTAACATACTTTTATATTTTAATTATCACTCATTTACTATGTAAATATACGAAAAAAAATCGAGACTGCCAAATATTTAAACCTTTAATTTTAACTTAGTTATTTGTTTTTTATCAATACCATATTTCTCACAAATGTACTTTATATTTTCCCTACCTTCTTTCGTTGAGTAAAGTATTTCACAATAATCTTCTGCCTCTCTAATTGAAGAATTAAAATCTTCTTTTAATAAATCAATTAACCAAGATTCATATTTATTAGATTTTTTTCCTTTTGTATATTTTAAAAAATATCTACCTTTTGGAATTAATCCTATTAAAGCAAGATAAAGTTGTTTGGGTTCTAATACTTGTGTATAGGGTTGTATCTCTGAAAGAACCTCAATCCAATCAGGATTCATAGAAAGAAAACGATGAACCATATAGTTACTCCATGTTTTCTTATCATCATCTTCAAGTTTATCCCAATACTTAGGGTCTTGAAATTGTGTTACTGCTTTTATATGGTCAAATAAAGATTTAGCCATTTTGTTTTAGTTCGTTTGGTAATAATTCTTGATTGATTTCACCACAATCACCACAAAGATATAATTCTACTGGTATGATTGCATCATTTTTTGTACCTGTAACTATCTTAGAAATCTTTAAGAACTTAGTACCTGGTATAAACACAGTACCACCACATTCTTGACATTTCATTTCTGTTGCCTTGGATAAATCTATCTTTGGTTGTTGTGGAGGAAGTCCACCACCATCATTCATTCCTATAATTTTTGCCATAGTTTATTTATTTTTAATTTTATTAATAACTTTCTTTTCATTATCCTTACCAATCTTTTCTGCTTTTTTTAATTCATCATCTGTAATTTCTTTACCTTGTTGTTTTAATGATAAAGAAGCAAATCTTTTAGTATGATATGAACTGAGAGGTTTAGTGAATTGTTTTAAATACTCTGTTTTAGAATCTAAGTACTCTAAGAATCCTTCGAAATCTACTTTACCTAATTCATCTAATTCCTCATCACTAAGAGGATTATTTGGGTCGTATTTATAAGGTTGATACATAATATATTTTATTTACTATGTAAATATACGAAAAAAATACCAATTATACAAGCAATTTTGATAAAACTTTTGTTACTATTTCTTTGGTATTTCCAAATTCATATGCAATTGATTTACCATTTTTGAAAGCAACTAACATTGGTATATCTGTTAAATCAACCAACTTTCTACTTTTTGGTGCATTATCAGGATTAATATACACAAATGGTATTTCTTTATGTTCATTCGAAACTCTTTCAAACTCTGGTTTAAGAACATCACAATATCCACACCAATCAGTACCAAACATTACCATAAGTTTAGGCTGTGTTCTTAATAGTACATCAAGTGAATCTGTTTCTACTTTTATCATAATAAAGGGCCTGCACTACCACATTTGATTGCGGCTTTCATTCGTTGTTCTTCTAACCAAGTTAGATAGTTCCAAAGTTTCTTTAATTTCTTTATCATAATATACCAACTATTTGAATTATACAACTCATAAAGGTAATTTCTTTATCTACTACCAATGCATCTTTGTGTTGTGATTCAGAAAGAATGAGTATAATATTTGATGTATTTCCACTACCATAATCATCTACCTTTTCATATAAGAATGTGTAAAGTTCTGTAAAATCTTGTGTACGAGAATCAGCAACTGCTTGTCTAATGTTTTTCCACTTGTTAGGTTTTGAATCTTTACCCTTAAGAATCTCAACTACCTTTGATTTTAAATCAGAATCAATTACAGAGGTTGTATCGAGTTTTAATTGTCCTTTAGATGAATTTAACTGACAAGTATTAATAATCTTTCTAATATCAGGATATGAACTATCAATGATAGGTACAAGGTCTTTTGGTTGAAAACCTACACCTTCTTTACCTAAAATCTGTGAGATTTGTACTGCAACATCTTTTTTAGTTGGAGGTACAATCTGAAACTCTTGTGTTCTACTTCTAATTGGTGAGATTACTTTCTCAACATAATTACAAGTTAGGATAAATCTACAATGTCTTGAAAACGTTTCCATCAAGTTTCTTAAGATTGCCTGTGCATTTGGTGTCATATAATCAAACTCATCAAGTATGATTATTTTCATATCTTTGAAACCAACAGTTGAAGCAAATCCTTTTACTTTATTACGAACTGTATCTACATTGTTTTCATCAGATGCATTTATAATGATATGGTCACAATCAATTGAATTTACAATTAACTTTGCCAAGGTTGTTTTACCTGTACCTGCTTTACCGAAGAATAAAAGATGAGGGATTTCTCCACTTTCAAGATAATCCTTTACCTTATCCTTTAAATGTTCATTACCAACATATTCTGTTAGTTTGGAAGGTCTGTACTTCTCTACCCATAGAGAGTTGTTTACCTTCTTAGTTGTGTTATTATCCTCGAAAAATGCCATTTATTAAAATGTAGAGTTTTTTACTTCTTTACAAAAAGAACTTAATTTTTCTAATTTAGTAATGATAGATTGTTTTCTGTTTTCATCAATACCTCTTTTTGATTCTTCATTTAATTCATTAATGATATCACCTAATGATGAAGCCACCACATTCAATCCATCCTCTTTTGAGTTAAGATAATGTTCAGCTATTCTGAACTTATTTGCTATTTCTTGTAAGTTTGCCATTATAATTTATTTTTGTTTATACAAATATACGAAATTTATTTGGACTTTCCTAATAATTTCATAATTTTTTTTACTGTTTTCGGCCCAACCTCTATTTCATGATAGGGAACGTTGTTTTCTTCTAATACTTTTTTACACAATTTATCTATTTCAATTGATTGTTCTAACTTCTGAAATCTTTCATCATCATTGTGTATTGTTTCACCTCGTTTTAATAAGATATTGATACTATCATATTTTTTATGTAAATCAATAACTAAATTATGGAAAGGTTCTCCATAAAATTCAGCAGGATATCCTTCTGTGTAATATCTGTGGTAAATGGTAGAAAATAAAATTGGTGAATCAATTATTATATAATCTACTTTACCATAACATTCTGCAATTCCTCTATGTTGGTTTGCAAATACATAAAGTTGGTCTGATATCGCTGGTATATTGTGGTCCCAAGCTAATCTTTTTGGGAACTCATAAGGATTATTACAACTTATGTGTTTCTTTTTGAGTTTGTAAGTGATACCATTTGCTATTGAAGATTTACCAATACCTGGTCCACCGAATAAATTAATTAGTTTGCTCATTTTTAAATATAGGGATTTCTACCATTTTGTGTTTGTTCTGATGGTGAAACTTTTGGTAAATATTTATTACTTCTTTTTGTCTTTCTGTTATAGGCCCTCCTTTATATTCCATAGCCCATTCTAATTCATCATATGTTGCACCAATTTGATTTTCATCTGTTCTTCCATCATCCCATAAACCATCTGTTGGTGGTGCATCAATTATTTCTTGGATTATGTTTAAAGATTTTGCAAGTTCTCTAACTTCTGATTTCATTAAATCAGCTATTGGTGAAATATCTACTCCACCATCTCCATACTTTGTATAAAATCCGATTCCGAAGTCTTCTACTTTATTACCAGTACCAACAACTAATCCTTTGTTCATAGTTGCTACATGATATAAGGTTGTCATTCTCAATCTTGAACGAGTATTTGCAAGTGCTAAATTATCATCTTCGTTTAACCACATCAATTTAAATGTTTCATATGTTTGAGTTAAATCGAATTCTAAGTTAATAACATTATCAAGTTGCCCTAACCACCACATATGACTGTTAGCTCTTTTTAGTTCTTTTTCATTTTGGTGAATTGGCATTGAAACAAGAATAGTGGGTTTCCCTGTCATCGCACATAGTGTTGAAGTTACTGCCGAATCTATTCCACCACTAACTCCTATAACAAAATGATTTAGATTTGAAGATTCTAAATAATCTTTTAACCAATCTTTTATTTTATTTCCAGTATCCAACATCTTTTTTAAACCATTTTATGTTCCAAAAATATAAATAATTTAACAAGTTTAGTTTAATAAAATTCCAATAACCGAATTTAAGAAACCTTCTATTATCTTGTCCAATATATTCATTTACTATTTTAAATTTTGATTTTGATATCTGTTTAGATAACCAAAAATCTTCTGAGTTTTGTAAGGTTTCATCAAATCCTCCTAATTCATTAAATTTCTTTTTTGAAATTAAGAAGAAACATCCTGTACAAAATGTGATTGGCATTATTTTTCTAATCCAATCTAATATTTTATAAGTCCAAACTGATTTTTTATCATCAGATGTAATTGATTTTTGTTTACATGAGATAATTTCATAATCGTTTAGATATTTTTTGACTTCTGTAATAACTTCTGAACCTTGTAATACAGAATCAGCATCCATAAAAAGGATGTAAGGGGTATTTACTAACTTAGCACCATTATTTCTACCTTTTGGTGTATGACCACCTTCTGTTAGTTCTATTTTTAATTTTGGAAAATCATTTGATGCTTTATTAATATATTCTATTGTTTTATCTGTTGAATTTGCATCAGAAATAATAACTCTAGTTCCATTTATTTCCTTTTGTCTTGAAATTTGCCAAAGTGTATTGTAAATATATCTCTCCTCATTATAAGAAGGTATTACGATAGTTAATAAGTTATTGGTATTTTTCATATGATAATAAAAAAGGGGGAAAATTAATCCCCCCTTATTTTATAAGTTTTAGAATCTTACTTTTAGAGAAGTATTGAACGTACGTCCAAATCCAAACCATACTGAGTTTCTAGTATCTACACCATTCCATGTTTCTGAAGCATCTCCAGCATGAATATTAGTGTTTGATTCTGCAATATAGTAAGTATCAAACAAGTTGTTTACATTAACTCTAAATGAAGCATCAGAACCGAATAACTCAAATCTGTAAGTTGCTCCTAAATCAGCCAATCCATAAGATGGTAATTTTAAAGCTCCTTTGTTACCAGGTTGAGTAAATTCTGAATCTGTGATTGAATAATCAGCATATAATCCATCAACGAATCTATATCCCAAATCAACTCTTAATCCTTGAATTACTTCGTAATCTGCTTCAACATAAGATGTGAACTGAGCCGCATCTCCTACTTTAGCATCTTTCAAGTACAATGTACCTGTTCCGATTGATTGTTGATTATCATCAAATAATTCTGCTGAGAAATCATTAGTATATCTCCAATCACCGATTGATAACATACCTTTTAATCTCAACTTATCTGTTGGGTTATAAGAAGATTCAACTTCGATACCATTGTGTACAACATCGATATCTTTAAATTGAGCTGAACCATCTACACCTTGTTGGTTAGATAAACTTCTTTGAACGAATCTATTACCCCATACAGTAGAATATGCATTAACATTAACTCTAAAGTTATTACCAATGAAACCATATCCTAATTCGAATGATTTAATTTCTTCATTTTGTAAATCTTCAGAAATTGTATTTCCATAGTTAGGGAATACTGCTCCGAAGTTTGGTTGTCTTGAAATTACACCAGCATTAAAGAATACGTTTTGTTTATCATCAATGTTGTAGTTTGCACCACCTTTAAGATAACCTCCACCTTGATTCTTAGTATCTGATTCTGGATTACCTGGTTGGTCAAAGTAATCAATTCTTTGGAATGATTGATTAGAAGTACCTGCTTGTAATACAGCTGATACTTTTTCATTGTTATATTCAACTAAACCATTGAATCCTTGCCATCCAACTTTACCAACATTGTAATAATCAATTTTCGGTCCTTTTAAACCAGTACCTTTAAATGGATTTGCTTCCACCAAAGTATTGATAATTTGACCAGCAGAGTTTTTATTACCTGTTGAGTAATATCCATCTAATCCCATAAGGTTGTTCACTACTCTGTAATGATAACCTGTATAGTTTCTTAAATCGATACCTACTGAGTATTTCCAATTTCCACTTTCATATTCTAAGTTAGAGATTGCTCCAACCCAGTCATGAGAGTTCATAGATGCTCTTCTAATAAGTGCACTTCTGTTAACACCATCATCTTGGAATCCATTAGAACCAATTAACTGACCAGCGAATGGTAAATCACCACTATAAGGGTCTGTATTTGCTTGATTGTATGCAACAACTGCATCAAAATCAATAAATCCTTCAGGAGTTCTTGAACCTCTACCATTTTCTAAGTAGTGTTCTGTAAGGTCTTTTCTGAAAGGTAAGATATCAGTTTCCGAGTTGTAGTAATTTCTACCTCTTGGTCCTGTTCCACCACCTCTACCAGCTGAACCATATAATGATGTAGCTAGTTTAAGGTTATCAGAAATATCCCAATCCCAATTCAATGTTGCTAATGGTTTGTTATAGAAGTTTCTTCTCATTGAGAATTCTTCACCATTTAAAACACCACCATTGGAGTTCCATCTTCTATCAATTCCTTCACTACCGAAGTTTTGGTAATCTCTAATAGAAACCCAAACATCTCTTTGGTGATGCCATTGTCCAGCACCTAAGAAAGAAAAGTTAACAGAATGGTCTGAATCTTCAGGTGCATATCCTAACGCAAAGAAGTAAGTGTAACCTTCTCCTTTTGTGTTATAGATATAACCATCACCTTGCCACTTAGAAAGTAACACAGATGTAGCCCATCCATTATCAGATAATCCTGTTGATACAGAAGCAGTAGTTTTAAAGTACCCATCATTACCAAATGATTGTTGTACCGATGAACCTTTTTTAGCCTCTGCAGCTTTTGTAAAGATTGATACAGTTCCACCTACTGATGGTACTGCTAATCTCGAAGCCCCAAGACCTCTTTGTAATTGGATACCACTTGCAACATCAGTTAAACCTTGCCAGTTAGACCAATAAACCCATCCGTTTTCCATATCATTAACTGGTTGCCCATTAATAAGGAAAGAAGTGTTTCTTTGGTCAAATCCTCTTAAAGAGATTCTTGAATCACCATAACCACCACCTTGTTTGGTAGCGTAAACTCCAGGAGTTTTATTCATGATTTCAGGAAACTCTTGGTTACCTACTTTTAAAGCAATTTCTGCAGGTGAAATAGTTGATACAGCAACAGGTGTTTCTCTCACCTTCGCAATATCAATTACACCAGAAGTTACTACAACCTCACCTAATTGATTTAGGTCTGGTTCTAAGTAGATTTCCATAAAATCATCCACAGTAGAAACAACAAATGCAGTTTCATACCCTAGATAGGAGATAATCAATTCTTCTCCGTTTTTAACATCGAGTTCAAATGTACCATCAAAACCAGTTACAACTCCATCCGCCGTTCCTTGAACGATGATGGTTGCTCCTGGTAGAGGGTCATTAGTTTCGATGTCTAATACTTTCCCACTAACTTGTGCAAAAGTAGTGATACTCGTTAAGAGCATCAATCCAACTAATAATAGTTTTCTCATAATAATTAATTTTTGTTAATTTAATTTAATTGTAACCTAATCTTTATAATAAATGTGGTTTAGCTTCGTTAATACCTGAATTAGTAACTTTGACATATGGTGGATTAAAATCTTCCAAATCTTTAGCGCCACCATAAGATAGTGCAGATTTCACTCCATCAATTAACCCATTCACTATGAACTTAACTCCGCCCTTGTAGGGAATGGTTGTAGATTCACCTTCTACGTTTCTGGTCTGTTGACCATGTGTTACTTTCGTTTCTAACGATGCAGAACCTCTATATCTCTTATAAAGACCTTTTTGAGTTTCAACAATCTGACCTGGTGCTTCATCAGTACCAGCGATTAATGAACCCAACATAACAGAACTCGCTCCAATTGCTAGAGCTTTTGATATATCACCACTTGAACGAATACCTCCATCAGCCATAACGGGTGTTTTCGCAACAGATATTATATCTTCCAAACAACTTACATTCGGTACACCGAATCCTGTCTTAACTCTCGTAGTACAAAGTGAACCTCCACCGATACCGACTCTTAATCCATCAGCACCCCAAGATTCTAATTCTTGAGCCGCCTCTTTTGTAGCGATATTTCCAGCGATTATATCCACCTTATCATCAAGGTTATTTTTACACCACATCAACATTTTTTCAACGTTTTTGTGATGGCCATGAGCTACATCAATAACGATAATGTTACAACCACTATCTACTAAAGATTTAGCTCTATCTTTATCACTTTCACTTACTCCGATAGATGCCATAATTGGTATATGAGGAATTTCTGAATGCCAATTATCAACCATGACTCCCCATGATTCAAATTGGTTTCCCCATTCTTCGGAATAAATTCTGTGATATAGTTCTTTGATTATTTTTGATTGTTCTTGTATTGTATTAAATCGATGGATACAACCAACTCCACCGAGTAAAAATATTTTATATGCCATTTCTAATTCACAAACTGTATCCATCGGAGATGCTACAATTGGATTTAGAATACCGTATCTTCGTGATACGAGTGTTTTTAAATTTATTTGAGTACGAGAGGGAATTTCTGAGTATTGTGGTACTAACTGAATATCATCGTATGTTAGATAGTTTTTCATTAACTATTACTTTGATTCGTATTTGTTGAATAGAAGGTTATACTATCTGTGGTTACAGTAGTATTTAAAAAGTATGGATTATCTTCGTAATTCGTAAAATTTATATTATAAGTTTCACTCATCTTTGTATAAGTATTTAAGGTTTGTAAAAAACGAATATTGGTTCAAATTTATATGCCTTTCCATCGTACTGAACTGCATTCTTAATTCCACTCTTAGAAGGGTCTAATCCAACCATTCGTGTCATTAACATTTTAAGTTTTCCTTTATATTCACATCCTAATTCATTTAAGATATCAATTGAATCTTGTTCCAATGGATAGTAAGTACTTTCACCAATCTTAATATCTGCAATATTCCATAGGATATACCTATCGTTTTTAAGATATTCATAAATTGTTGTTAAAGTAGGTTTTAAGAAGTTATCTCTCCAATCTTCATACTCACCATAA